GGTACGAGAAAACCCCCTGACTAGTTCTCCTTTCCTAGTCAGGGGGTTTTCTTTTACCTGGGCCAGCCGTTGTCGAGTGTCCATTTGTTGCGCATTTCGTGCACGAGGTAGTACACCAGATGTCTGAATGCGTCGCGTACATCATTCGCATCCTTGTAACCGACATCCTTGCCAGTAAGCCACCAGCCGAGGTTCTTCAGTGTCGCGTCCTTGACAAGGCCTTTAGCCTGTGCCGGGGTCTGGTAGTGGATGTCATCGACAAGCCAGTCAAGGATAGCGTTCACCTTCACAGGAGTGAGGTCAGCACTAAACTTGTTGCCAGGCCGCAGGTCGAACTGCTCGCACACAACGACAGCGCCGGGGTACTGGTCAAGGTATCGCTTGATGAGTTCCACGGTCTGCGTGTGTGTCGAACAAATGAACTGATCGAAGTGTAGAATCTCTACCTCCTCTTCGACACGAGCAACAACGAGGCCAGTGTTAACACCCGGATCAATCGCGATGACGGTTTTCATTTTTCTCCTCCCAATTATCGTTCAGAATTTCATACTTTGTCTCGCACAGTCTGTTTCTGTCAGCCGGTGTCGTTCCACCAAAGACCCCCGACCGGTAGCGTTTGCCATCGACAGGTACGTCTTCGAGTGCAAGGCAGTCTTGAAGACACAGTTCTTTGACTGGACACTGTGAGCAGCATGCCTTTATGACTCGGTAGTAGAATCCTGAGTCGAAGAAAAGCTCGACAGGTACTCCGACACAAGGCGCTTGCTCGTAGGCGTGGATGTCGATCATACTTCCTCCCAATTGTTGCCGACCTCTGCTTCTGCCACGAAGGGCACACGGTTGAACACGAGTGTTGCTGCTTTAGACATCTCACGCTCCATCATGCGTGAGCATTCTTCGACAGTTTCTTCAGGGCATTCGACATAGGTTGCGTCGTGGACAAGCCCAATCAGCTTGGCACCGTATTGCCCTACCTGTTCATTGATCTTGATTGCCGCGTTCAAACAGATGTCATTAGCTGTCGATTGTGGTACGAAGGCCAATGCCTCATTCTGTGTCGAATTGTAGTTGCTGTCCGACACAAACAAAGGGTTGAACGTGAGTCCAAACTTGGTTTCTCGCTCGTGGTTCTCTTCCTTACGTCCGACACTATGACGTACCCTCTTCTGCCAGTCTCGAAGTCCCGCGTAAGAACCCATGTACTGATCGTAGACGTACTGTGCGCTGTCGATAGGCATTTCTAGTGCGGTCGCAATGGCAGGAACACCACGACCATAGTTACTCCCGTAGCAGATACTTTTAACCAGTGCGCGTCGGTTCTTTGCAGTCTTTGGCTGTTCGTGCTTGAAAGCCTCATACGCTTCGATTGTCGGAAACTCTTCAGGCCAGATTTTCGTCATCAGGTCATCGAAGAAGTCAGGAGCACCCGGCTGGAAGGCGGCAATCATGGCCTTGTCGTCTGCAAGCTCAGCGACAGTACGTAGCTCGGCCTGCGAGTAGTCACAGGAGATGATCTTGCACCCTGGCTCAGCGACAAGGGCACGCTTGATGCCGCTGTCGCGACCCATCGTCTGAATCGCCGGACCTTTAGCCGACAGGCGACCAGTCTTAGCACCGTGGGGCAAGTAGTACGGGTGGATACGTCCATCCTCACCGACCTTACGCCGCACGTTAGCAATGAAGCTCCCGATCACCTTCGCTGCATAGCGGTATTCCAGGAGAGCGTCGATAAACTCGACCTCCTTACCTTCGCGTAGTAGCTTCTTCAGGTGATCTGAGTCGAACGACGGGGACGATACACCTTTAGAAGTGAAGTAGTCCTTGATCTGCTTAGGTGACTGAGGGTTGAAGTCCTCGCCTGCCAGCGAGCGCAACACAACCAGCGCCTTGTCGCACTGTTCTTGGTACTTCTTTTCAAGCTCGTCAAGAGCATCAAGTGAGACTGCAACACCATTCATCTGCACGTCGTTGAGAACCTTGGTGACTTCCATACGGTAGCGGTAGTAGTCGTACTTGCCACTGCTCTTCAGTAATGGCAGGAAGTACTCGTACAGCTTGTAGGTGTATACCACGTCGAAAAGGTTGTACTTGTAGAGCTTTTCACGAGGAATGTTCTCGAAGTGTGCCCCGCCCTTCAGGTAGGACTTAGCGTCAGAGTCCCAGTCAGCGGCACGCAACCAGCGACGAGCAAGAGGCTTCAGGCCATGCTCATTAGCCAGGTTGTCGAGCACGAAGTGCATCAGCAACGTGTCCTCGTGATGGTACACGTTGATACCCAGACGCTTCGACAGGTACGGCATGTCGAACGTACCATTATGGCAGACGACAATGCAGTCCCGGCACAGGCGCTCGATCAGCTCAGCAGACTCGGGAGTCTCAGCAAGCTCCTCGGGGATCACCACACCGAACTTTCCATTCCACAAGGCAATCGATAGGATGCGACCAGCCGCGAATGTGTCGTTGTCGATGTCACCAGCGGACTCGATGTCGAGAGCAATGACGCTCCCCTTCTTAAAGGAGATGTCATGGCCCTCCCAAATCACCCAGTCCGGCTCTGGTTCGACAGGGCCAAGGTAGCCGTACTGAAGCGCCTGAGCAAGGAACAGGACGGATTGCGGATTGGTGACTATCTGGTTGGGTGAGAGTGTCTTGTATGCGTCGCCCTTATAGCCCTTCACAGTGCCGAGTGTGATCCTGATGTCTTCGGCCTGTGGGTCATCGACGATTTCGATAGGTGTGCCAGCAGGAAGGCCTGAGACAGCCCTAGCCCTCTTTAGCAGAACTGTGACAAGCGCAGGCAGCTTGTCTACGCTGTTAGTCAGAATCTTCATACCTGGCCTCCTATGTATTTAATGAAACGATCACTATTCTTTTTCCCTTGAATAACTTCCTGGACGACACCACGCGCCTGAGCATACGTGATGATTTCTTTCAGCTCCTTCATTCCGTTGATTTCAGACTGGAACTTCAGAAGAATCTTCGGGATCGGCACAAGGCCATTCTCCGAGCGAGCAATGAAGCTGATGAACTTATCCACCTTGTTGCTGAAGTTGGAGTTCTTGACGTGGTGAATAAACACCTCGTTCGACGCCATCCAGATAGGGGCTAAGGCAATGGCCTTGAGCATGTGTCGCATCGTGACAACGATGCCACCATGAGTGTTAGGGCCGTTGTACATGGCAAGCAGGGCAGCGATACGCAAGACAGAGAACGTCATACGCTCGGTGCCAGGGAACAGCTCACGGCTACTCAAGTCGTGCTGAGCAGCCATCACCTTGGCTTCCTCGGAGAATTCAATCCAACGATCAAACACGCCCGGCTCGAATTCGACAGGGATGCGAACTTCCTCGTGTGCTAGAGACCGGGTCTGGCGTGCGCTGAAGTGCGTTTCGAACTTAGTAGTTGCCCGAATGAGGTTCGACAGCATGAAGTCCCGCTGCTTGTCGGCAATCTTGCCTGTCGAAGGATTAACAGCAACCAGCTTAACGTCCTGCGAGGACGTGATGTAGTGATCCCGTTCATCGACAACAACGAGGCAGCGGGGTGTGAAGCCAGACTCGACTCGTTCTTTCGTCAGGTGCTTCGCGGACTGATCGAGAATACCTGTCCCGTAGAACGTCATGTAGTACGGCGTCACTGTCTGGTACACGACCTTGCCGCCCTTGTCCTTACGTGCGACAGCAGGGATATTTCCATCGTAGCTCTTGGTAAGGAAGGGCATCATAGAGGACATATAGCTACTCTTCTGTGCCGCATGTGCGAAGAAGTCTTGCACCTCGTCGATTGCGTACAGGCCAGACTCCTTCGGCTTGGTACGAAGGTATGCCGACAGGGCCTCACCTGTCGAATCCTCCGGTGCAATGAAGGCGTCTGCCCCCTTACCAACACCGATAGCAACGTCCCGCATAATGCCTTCTGCGAGGCGCAACGACGTTGACTTGCGGGACTGGGTGGTGCGTCCCAGTACCAGGAAGTACAAGTTCAATGGCATTCGCTGGACGTTGGTGGAGAGGAAAGCATACTTCGCAAACACTGAGGAGAGGATGGCGAGAGCGCCCGCATAGTGGAATTGCTTGGGTGCCATTGCTGACTTCGTTGCAGCCCACACGGCGAACTGATCGACAAAGAGACCCATTGGTTCCTGCTCGTTCTCATGCAGGAAGTTCACATTCTGAAGGGTTAGCTCCCGTGCTTCACTTAGAAGATACGAGGAGCCGACCTTGGTAGTAGCTTCCAGCTCCTTCTCAGATGGCCCGTTGTGCTGTGCCTTCCATCGGGCATGATCCCGGTTGATCTGCTTCCACAGGTAGCCATCACCGCGCCCGTCCATAGCGAACTTGTTAAATTCCGTCCCGCGCACGACAGCGAAGGCTTCGACAATCGAGCAGCCTTCCTCCCAGAGCGCACATTCGAGGTGGTACATTTTCGAGGAGCGGTCTTCCTCGTCATTGAACATGTCATCTGTAGCCAGGTCAGTGATGTACGACCGATTAACCATGCCGAGGACTTCATACATGGTGGGGATGTCGGTTGGGAAGTCTTCTTCCTCGATGCCCATTCGTTCGACAGGGGGATACTCGGCTGCAAACTCAGCAGCAGTGATCGGCTCGTTATTGACCGTGATGGTAATTTCCCAGGGCTTCGCTCGCTTGCAGTTGTGCGTGAACGGGACCCTGAGCTTCTTCGACAGGGGCCAGCCGCGATCCATGCCGTCGTTGCGGTGATCCTCATAGAGTGCTCGCGAGAGGGCTTCCAGCATGTCGTTCGACAGGTCATTGGCGTCGTCGAGTAGCCAGTATCCTTGCCAGTGCTTTTCACTGGTCTGAACCAGGATAGACGGCTTGATCCTCAGATTGTCGATAGGGCAGTCATCACCATCCGACCACACGCACGCAGCGCTGATGACATTATCCTTGGCCGCGTGGCGCGTGTTCGACAGGGCCGGGGGCTTCGTGTACAGGAAGGGCGAGTAGTACACATCAAGGTCAGCATGTGCATTGGTGTAAGCCACCATCTTGTCGAGTTGTGCTGGCAGGTTGAACCAGCGGAAGTTTGTGAGGCCTCCCATAGGTCCTTTAAGAATGATGGGAGTCCAGCCTTCACTGTCTGGGAAGACTGCCTGGAAGAACTCTTTGAGGTCCATTACTCTCCTTTCGTATCTGCCTATTGTAAGGCGGGGCCACACCTCTTGTCGAAGTGCAGCCCCGCCTAGTTAGTTGACGGTCAGAGTTCGATCTTGGAAGCCTTAGACTTCTTCGGCTTCACATCATCCCATTCGACCTTCTTGATATTGTTGCGCTTGCGAGTCTCACCATTGTACTCAGACTCTTCGACATCAACGGTGATGATCGCCGTCTTGCCAACGATGTCGAGAGCAACCTGGTAGTAGTAGTCCTCGGTCCGGTCGGTCGGCGTATCCGGCCACGGGTTGCCGGATGCCCCGCAGAACTTCGGCAGGTCCCAGTGCAGACCATTCTTAGTGACCATGACCAGCCAGTAACGAATCTGACGGGATGCGTGGTCGCCATCGGTGACGACAAAGTCCACTGTGTACATAGGCTTTCCGCCCTTGGACTCTCCCAGCTCACAGGCATCGACGGTCACCTTGTACCGTCCCTTGGGCAGAGGCTCGAAAGACATCGACTCGGCAACGTCAAGGCTCATCAGTGCATCGAAATCAATCATTGTTGTTCTCCTTCTTGTTGGTGTAGTTGTTGATGGTCTCAGGTAGCCACCCGTAGGTGACTAGCTTGTTGTGTCGAATGATAGCATCCGGCTGAGGGAAACCTTTAGCATTCTCATGAATGCGATACAGGATTGTTGTGCGCCCGATACCAGTCTTTTCGATCACGTCAGTGATCGACAGGTACTCAGTCGCCATTCTTCTCCTTCGTATCATAATGCTCATGCACCCAGTCCATGAGCTTACCCATTGTAGGGTTACCAATCATGGACGGCATGTTGTCGAAGCGCGTCTTGGTCAAGATGTTCGATGAGGACTTAACAGTCAGAACAGTGATGAGCTGTTCATCCCCATCTTCTCCCACGTCCTCCCACGTCATGCGACCGATCAGGTCGAAGATGGAAGGCAGCTTCTTGAAGCTCTGCTTGCCCTCGAAAGCAGGGCCGATGAGAGACAGACGTTCAGTCTCGGTGACTTCGCGTGACTCATGCGTGATGCAGATAATGTTCAACGACAGGTCGAAAGCAATCTTGTTGACAAGATCAAGAACCTTATCGTACGTAGCTGCCCACATAGCAAAGGAATCCTTCGGATTCACAGTCGTAAAGTGAACCTTGATGAGTTCCTGAAGCCTATCAACCGTGTCGATGACAACCGTCTTGAAGGGTGCGTCCTTTGTCTGGCTGATCTTGAGGAGGAGATCAGCGAACTCCCTGTAAGAGGCTGGCTGAATAATAACCACATTGTCCAAGTCGCCATACTTGGCAGTGGGAGCAGTGCCTCGTTCCAGGTCAATGTATAGGACAGGCCCGAGTTCTTCAACGACACTGGCTGTCGAAGCAAGGCTGGTTTTTCCTGTACCCGAGGGTCCGTAGAGTAGGACCTTCAGCTTAGGGATCGACACACGCGGGTCGGCTACCTCGAGGTTGATTCCTTTGAGGAATGAATCGAACTTTCCCATGTTTCTCCTTTCTTCTCTACCGCTTGAAAGCACAGTAGTAACAGCCGGGATGGCTGTCGAGTTCTCCAATATGGTCCCGATTTTCATCGGCCCACTGGAAGATTTGGTTGGCTCGTTCGAGGACGGCAAGAGCTGCTGCCCTGTCGTACTTGAAGCATAGCTCATGGCTGGCTTGCAGGACACTTTCGATGGTGCAGTCCCTCGGGAAGAGGATGAGCGAGCAGTAGTTCACCTCATACCCAGCATTTTCCATACCCAGACTATACAACATCATTTGATAAAAGTACTTTTTGAGTTGCAGTTCTGTTCGTGAGTCAGAGTAGAACTCTGGCTCTTGATGTTCATTGAAGAAGGTTGCTGACGAGAAGGCCTTGATCTTCTTCTTCGACAGCACTTTGTAATCCACCACATGACCTGTGGAGGTGTCGAAGCCATCACACGTACCAGAGATGTCTCCGTACCCGTCGATGGTACCAACGGTTACCTTAGTCTCCTTGAGGTAACCCTTGAGGCCAATGACAGTCTCTAGGTAGAGATGGAAGGCCGTGCCAATCATCGGCGCGAGGGGGTGGTTGTTCTCATCCTCGTGGATGCCAAGTAGCTTCTCTGCAAGACAGCGCTCACAAAGGTCTCCCAATTCAGACGGGCCGACCTTGCGTTGACGGTCACGCGGCGAGGGCTTCGACAGTTCCAGGATAAGAGAATCATAGATGTCACTCATGAGATGCCCACTCCTTGTACTGCTCTTCCTTCATGACGTACAGGTTCCATGCAAATTGATGCAGGTCATCTAGAGGCGATTTAATGAAAACCAGAAAGTCGCCTTCCTCAAAGACCTTCCACAACTCCCGTGTCCCAAACAACGGGACACACGAAGTGTGGCGCACGATCTGATCCGAGCCAGTCTTAACCTCCCACCTTGTCTTGCGAATTTTGTCCTGTTCGACAGAGGTAAACATGAACCCAGGTGGAACCTGGATAACCAGCTTATCCTTCGACATGATGAACTCCCTTCGACAGGCCCATGAGGAGGGCAGTTGCCTCGCTAGAGTTGTTATAGTCACCGAGGTACACAACTTCCACGATTTCAGGGCAGGATGCAATGAGGTGTGCGCATCCTCGACAGGGGTAGTGAGTTACGTACAGCGTGTATTCACTCCCATGTTCTGTCATCTTGCGAATGGCGCCCCGTTCCGCGTGCACAGTGTTGACACAGTGGCCGTCCACCATTCTGTGCCCAGCTGTGTCGCATGGCTCAAGGCAAGGTGGCGTCTCGTTGAATGCTTTCGACACCACCTGGCCGTTCGCACGGTCAACGATCACGCACCCAACATGAGCGCGGTCGCAGCGGGACTTCTTAGCCTCGTCCCGCGCCGCCTTAATGTACTCTCTCACTTGGAAAGAATCTCCTTATGCTCCGGTGACATGGTAGCTGCCCATCTGAGAACCTTGTATCCAAAGTCTGTGACTCCCTGGCGGGGGTCAATGATCTTCGGAACTCGTGACCACTTATAGTCAAGGAACGCGAGCGTATTTCCATTTATGTAACGCATGAGCCTTGCGAGTGCGGAAGTCTTCAGAACGACCATGTTGCCGTCTTCATCCTCCTTAAGCGCAAGCAGACTCATCCCACTGAGACGCGCGGTGTAGGGGCAAATGTTCTCAGGGAAGTCATCCCTGTAGAAACCTACCTCGTTTCGGTCATGATCCACCCACATGAGTGACAGGTCAAGAGGCTTTGCAGCGTCGAGGTCAATGTTCTTCGACACCAGCTCTCGTGCGTTACACTTCAGGTCAGTCAGTGTCGGCACGGTGAAGATCTGGTTGTTGAAAGGATCGACGACAGCCATCTCACTGTCACCGGTCCACCACTGTGCACACACGGTGCCACTAGAGTTGATCAATCGCAGGTCACCGTTCGCGAGGAAAGCTGTCCCAAGTTTTGTCCCGCTTGGTGTGGTGACAATGCCATCTTCGACAGGAAGATATCTCCGCTTGATGTAGTCAGATGGCAAATCCTCCCAACCGTAGCCAAGGATGGGGCTGTAGATTTCCTTGATGGTTACTCCCATGATTCTCCTTTTTCATAATAGTAAAATTCAACTACTGGAAGATACTGTCGAACTGGGTACTGAACCTTGTCACTGATGTAGTACCTGATGCTATCAAAGTAGATTGACACTGTTCGCGACGTGAACAGGTATTCAACACCTCCCTTGGTATACCACAGGTGAATATCTTGGCTGTCGTTGAATGATAGTCCGGACTCAAATTCCTTTCGCTCATCAAGTGCCACGTAGGTCTCCCACTTGTAATCAAGCACATGAATGCAGACGACACTGCCATCAGTGAACTTAATATATGCGTCCCTGCTGTTGTCTAGCCAGAACTTTTCCACATTCTTCTTCAGAAGATTAGCAACCGTTTTGTGATTTGCTTCAATGATCTGCATCAGTTTTCTCCCTTCATCATAAAGCGGGTGAGTGCCCAAATGATCACGAACAGAATCATGATCATGAGGAAGATTGCTACCAGAGCTGCAAGGTAGAAGGCACAAGCAATCACGATGTACATGTGCCACGACGGGAACCAGAGGCCCGTCACGGTAAGAGCAATACAGAACATGATCGGAATGAATGAGCGGCGCTTACGCTCATTCCAACTAGCCTTTAGTTCGTTAGTACAATCACGGTAGTAGTCGTCCATAGTAGTTCCCTTTCGGTTGTTGTTTCTTTCCTAGATTAGGCCGCTGGCCTTCAGTCTGTCAAACCGTTCCTGCAAGCGGCCTAGCACACGGTCATCCACCGTGTCGATAGCTTGGATCAGGAAGCGGTTGACAGCCGTCTTTTGCCCCTGTCGATTAAGGCGTCCCGTCGCTTGCTCGTTAATGACCAAGCTGTTCGACTGACTGAGCCAAATCTCCGTGTGGCACACGTCTTGCAGTCCATCGACACCCTCGCTCATAGCCTCATGCTGAGCAACAATGACACGGACTGTTCCGTCAATCATGGCGTGGAAGTCACCACGGGACTTGCCAGACACCTCAATGCATGAGATACCGGCCTTGCGCAGACGGTATAGGACCGCCTTGATGAACTTCTGCGAGTGTACCCACACAACGACAGGATCATCCTCGGGAAGATCGGCAATGATGTCCATCGTTGCGTCTAGCTTCGAGGACTTACAGTCTTCCTTGTAATCGACAGTCCCGTCCTCGTTAAATGATGGCACTCCCAGTGTCATCTGTCGAAGCCGTAGGTCTAGCTCCATTGGAATAGACAAGGCCAGTGGCTTGTCATTCAAATACGTGAGTGCATCTTTTTCCAGGTCGTTGTACAGTTTGCGTTGCGTGCGGGATAGTTCCACTTCGACACGGTGAACGATCACGCCGGGTAGCTCCGGATTAGCCTCAGCCTGAGACACCTCGTGATAGGACGGTGCACCACGTCGAACCATACCAGGGTGTTTCTCACTCGTGTAAGTCTTCCCGAAAGAGCTAAAGGCATTGAACTCTTCCGTGAAAAACTTGGCACAGAAGTCCCAGTAGCCGCCATAGTGGTTAGGCCATAGGAACTTGAGGGCCGCCCAAATGTTGCAGGGCTTATTCCCCGCTGGTGTCGCCGACAGCGCCAGCCTGTACTTGGCTTGAATGTTTCGTGCGACAGCGAAGTTCAGGGAAGAATGATTGCACGCGCGGTGCCATTCGTCGGCAATGACCATGGCGAACTCAACACCGTAGAAGGGCTTGCTCATGGCTTTGTAGACCATCTTCTTAGCCTTACCGTCCCAGCGCTTTTCTTTGTTACGTGAGCGCATTAGCTCCCAGGTAATAAAGTAGACGCCGGGCTTGCGAGCTTCCAGGTTGTCCCATACTTGCAGGGCTGCCTTGGTTTTCTTACCTGACAAGGTGACCATATCGAGGCCCGCAAGCATCTTCCAATGCTTGCGCCATCCTGACTCAGTGCGGACAGGGGCAACCACGAGGATAAGCTGTTCATTGATCTTATCCCCGAATGCGTTCATGGTGTTCCAGATGCTTGTTGCTGTTTTGCCTGTTCCAAGGCCCGCGCCTACCAGTCCCGTGAAAGGCGTCTTACTATTCGCAAGGCCTTCCAGTACGCGTTTCTGGTAGGCCCGGGGCTGGAACGTCATCAGTGAATCCTCCAAGCGATCGCCTGGTCAAACTCTCTTGCCAGCTTGTGGATGACGTCCCGCACTACTTCGACACAGGCGAGATTGTAGTTGTTTGTCATCTGTTCCAGATTAGTCTGCATTGTAGTATTCTCCTTCAATTAGTGCTGATGCGATATAGAAGATTCCATCTTTGACGATGCCTTCTGCGTATTCTGGTGACTTCACTTCGTCTTCAGTAAGCTTATACTCTGTCTCGAAGTCAACCACTGTGTACTTCGGGTCACACATGATAATGCCAAGGAACATTCCCATCTTCCATCAAGGCTTCAACTGTTGTCCAGGGCGTCTGCAACGTAATCTCGTACTTGGTCCAATCCATGTTAGTTAGTTCCTTTCTGTCGCAATGATTCCCGCGTAGAAGATGCCATCCTTAACGACGCCTTCTGCGTATTCGATATCTTCAAGGCTACCCTCATTGAATGTTGCCTTGATGTCGAACGTTGGTAGTTCGTGCACGCCGGGGATGACAACGAGTGTTGCCCAATCCTTCACCCACAAGAACCTACCATCCTGACCTGTGTACTCTACGTATCCGAGGGAGGGAAGCATCTCATTCCACCACTGAGTGAAGCCAAGCCCACGAATCCAGTCATCATGCAGGATCTCCCAGTCAGTGTCAGGTTTGAACTCACCATCATGGTACATCTCGTAGAAGAGGTCTTCCTTAAACTCTTCCAGCTTAACAGTAGACCCTTCCACACAATCCTTTAGCATTGCGTCTTCTCCTCAATATAGATACTTATGCCGTTAGGCAATTCAATTTCCGCCCCTGTTCCCAGGGTTTTGTAAAGGATTTCAGCGGCCCGCATTTGCCTGACAGACTCAAGCCACTGGGTTGAGTATTCAACCAGCTCACTGTCTTCCAGGGCACGGGCAGCGGCTTCCACCTGTTCAACCGTGTAGCCACTACCCGTGCCGTATGCCTTCCATTTCATCGGAACGTCGCGTAGACCTCCGACACATTGGTGGCAGGTTCCAAGTCAATCAGATTCAAACTTGCAAGCTTACGCGTGTTCAGCTTGGGCTTGTCGTAGCAAGCCTCTCGCACCGCCTTGGGCAGCTTCTTGAAAGCTGCCATCTTCTCAACCGCCGCCGGGTTAACTGTGCGTCGCACCATGAACGACACGGACGTGTCTCCAACCGTAAGCTTGTCACCGGGTTGGAAGGCTGCGCACAGTTCCCGCTTCAGGTTGTCACGGGCCTCGGTCAGCTCAGCAATCTCAGCGTTGAGCTTAACAATCTTTGCAACGAGTGCTTCAGTGTTCATTGTTTTTTCTCCTTCTGTTGATTTCTTTTCAGTTAATTCGACGGATAATGCCTTCGACACACATAGCGGACAACAAGTCCTTCACATAGTCGTTCCACGCGACTTCACGTGCAACCTGACTCGCACGGTAAACCCTGCCAAAGATAAGGCTAGGCTTATTCACCTTGTCGAACACGCGCGTGCAAGTATCCTCGAGGCTTTCGAATGTCACAAGGGAACCATCTTTCTTGACGTAATCCCACAAGTCCGGTTCAATCCCAAGCTCCTCAGAGCTGTAAGACTTTCACAGCTCCCAATCGACAAGCAGTTCAGGGTCAATCTTTCCGTACATCATTGTCCCTTTCATTCCGCAATGTTCATTAAAGATGCAACCCTTGTGATGCAACAGTGGGTCACTCTGGGTACCCAGCCATTAAAATTTGATACCTTCAATCCCGTACCAGTTAGGCATCTTCGTTCACTTCCTTTTCCATCTGTTCATAAATGTATGCTTCACACATGGCGGCTTTCAGATTCTTCCACGCATCCCCGTAACGAGGCTCCGGAGGGTAGGGAGGGATCATTCCTTGTCACCTTCCATGATGTAGCAGTCGCATTCAATAATCCCGGGGATCCCGCCTTCAACCCAGCCGACACCGTGGGGGTCTTCAGGGCCTTCGACATGACAGGCAGGTACAACACTGAGCTTGCCACTGGAAATCATGTCAAGGATCAGACCATACAGCTGATCTTCAATAATCATTGCAATAGCACTAATACGTGCCTCTGCAATGGCGTTACGCCGCCATTCGGGATCGGTAAGGGTGTCATAGTCAGGCGGCATGAAATCCTCCGTGTCAGGGCGTCCCAACTTGTCCCATGCCTTGTAGACAGCCTCGTTGCTACACCAACCATTGATGGCGGTACAGGTCTGATCCCAGATATTGACAGGGCCGTTCAAAACATCCGCAGCGAACTCGATTGACGGATCACTACCCAGAACTTTCTGAGCAAAGACTGTTGACAGCATTGTTCTACCTTTCGGTCTCGTTTGTTTTTCTGTCGCTCCCTGCCTAGGAATCGAACCTAGCTAGCCTCCCAAACGAGGGCAGGGATAAGGTTATGAGTGAATAACCTTGAAGGGTAGGCGTGGGTCCAACGTCAACAGGTACTTGAAGAACTCTTCCGCAGTGTAGACCCCGTTGTTGTTCTTGCATGTGCAAGCCGACACCCAGGTTCCATTTTCTCTTAGTAGGTACACCCCACTAGCACCATGCGTGAGAACTGTACCCTGAAGGACAGGAAGCATTGAGGGTCTATCCACCACGACTTTGAACATATCAGGGTACTCAATGATGATGTCTTCCGGTGCATTGATGACAGACTCAAGCCTATCTAGTACGTCCCGCCATTCGTTCAAAGATGTCATATTAGGCTCCCTTGTAACGAAGCATAACCGGGGTACCCTCTTCCTGAGCTTTTACAAGCTCAATGTACATTTCCTGGTACGCGAGGATTCGCCTGAAGTCATAGCTTACACAATTGCTATTTAGTCCATCAGTCACTAGGAAATACTCACAAACTCCAATCGAGATGACACTACCAAGTGGCAGCTTGTTGAAGTCGCTCGGCTTGCGAATCTCAATATCCGACAACCCATTGGTGCCCTTTAGGATAACCCGGCCATGCTTGGTATCGTCCAGTAGCTGGTTAAGCAAATCCTCAGCTCGCTCAATAAGCTTCACGTATTCTGACATTGTTGCTCCCTATTCTTTCAGAGTGTGAGTCCACGGTAACTAATGATGCGTCCCGCATCATCACGCACGGCGGGACCGGCCTTCACCAGGTCCTTGCGACCCAATGGCTTAGCCGCCTGGTAGGTAATATCCGAGACGACAATCACCGTCCCTCCCTATTCCTCGGGAAGACCTTCAAGCTTGGAAGGGTCCCGAACCACTTCGACAAGGGGGATTTCTCCCTTACCATCCGACACGGTGCGAATGGTATCCGAGACCCGAACCATTCAGGATGATAGTTGTCATGAGATCATTTCCTTTCTGTTGACACTGCTTGTCGTTCCCGGCGTGGGAGTCGAACCCACATGTAACCTACCGACAGGGCCGGGATACCCTTTCTCAGGGCGTACTCACGAGGGCATATTCACGCCCCCATCTGTCGCGCATGCGGACAGCGTGTGCTTCCCACACGTCCCATTTGATGCGTGGTGCATCTCGCCATATCCGCAAGACCATGCTAACAAGTCGTTTTTCGTACGACGACAGCCCCGAGGAATTAGCGTACAAGACGCCCTGTGAATCCCAGGTGCACACGACTGTGCCGGTGAGCTGATTCTGAATAAAGAAACCATTCATCCCACGACACAGCGTGTACTTGGCTCCGAGGCGACGCGTCCCCATGAACTGGGAGTCAGGGTAAGCGCTTTGTAGTGTGCCCCGAATCGTCATGTCAGCTCACAGACCCTTCAAGGGGAGTAGGGTCTTGTATGCCTTGTGGTGAGTGGCCTCCCAGTCAACCTGGTACCGGGGCCGCCAGACGGCGATGATCTGGTTAATGACCTTTTTCTCATGCCAAGCGAGTTCCCCGAGAACCCACACGACACCTGTGTGCTTATTCCACTGGCACACAATCTCGTGGGTGTCGTTGCGCACGAGCATGTACGAGTTCCCGTCCCGGTTGATGTGAAGCTTTCCACCGACAAGGCAGGGGTAGTAGCCGAGGCCGTTGTTCTTCAGGTTCTGGAGTGTTGCCTTGATGGTTGCCATCAGTACTGCCACCCGTCCTTGTTCGTGGTGGTCTCGAACTCACGGAGGGTTGCCCCGGTCGGGTAGTAGGACTCCCACGCTTCAATGTCCCGGGTGATGCGCTCCATCTCCCGACGTTCGCGGGCACGGATGCGCTTACTCAGGTCCCGGGTGTGCAGGGAGTGTTCCCGGCGGAACTCACGGGGGTGCCACGCGACCCCGCGTGCTTCCTTGATGTCCCACGGATCGGTCTTGTAGGTCTTCGACATGGTTCTACCTTTCGGTATTGGGTTGAGCGCCCTCACCTGTTGAGGGTGCTTCGTTCCCCGCCCGGGGATTGAACCCGGCTTTGTCGCCATTGATGCGGGGATGTCTTGTTGGAGACTACTCGTAGGTGTTGGTCACGGGGCCGTCGTAGAGGGTGTCTCGTATGGCTCATTCCTCCGTGGTGTTGGCGTTGGCTTCGACAGCTGCCCAGAATGGGGTCACGGGGGAGGGGTCGAAGGTCTGGGCCTCGGGGTTGAAGATGTAGGCGTCGTTGGCGATGCCTTCAATGTTGAAGTCGCTGGCGTGCTCGCCAAGGGCGGTCTTGATTTCGTCGTACACGTCGGTGAGGGTGGTTAGGTGTGACATTGTTGGTTCCTTTCGGATGAACTTGTACAGTGCCTGCGTGTACCTGTCGTGGAAGGTGACGCGTTTCCACTGTGTGTCGGTGGCACAGGTGATGTCATGCTCAGTGATCATGCATACCCCGGTCTGCATGTAGGGCTTGGTCGTATACCAGTCGGGTACTTGGTCGAGGGGCACATACTCTACTGTGAGTCCGTCGTTGTTGGTTTCGGTTGCGTAGGTGGCGACAGGTGCTGTGGCGAGTAGGGCTGTGGCTGCGAGGGCGGCGATGTTCATCGTTGTGTTCCTTTGGGGTGCCCGGCCCCGCGTGGGTTCGACAGGGCCGGGCGTTGGTGGTCAGTAGACGGTGAGGGCGAACCCTGCGTCGGCGAGCTGGCTCAGTGCCTGTCGGTCGCCGTGGAGGCCTCGGCAAACGCGCTGTGCCCACTTGGCGGCGTCGTAGGCGTTGAAGCCGGGCACGAGGGCGAACCATTCCTTGTAGCGGTCGTAGTCGCCGGCGATGCGGGTGAGGGTGGGGACGCGGGTGTACTCGTCGGTGAGGGTGATCAGGTGTGTCATGGTTGGGCCTTTCGGTCTCGTTTGTTTCCTTGTGCCTTCAGTCTACACGAGGTGTTGTCAGAGTGTCAACTTGAAGCTTCGTGACTTGCGTCACATCGTGAGCCGGGCAGGAATCGAACCTGCCAACACCCGCCCCGTCGTTGCGCACGACAGGGGCGCGGCTCTGAAGTATGCAGCGCGGTGGGCGGCTACCCTGTGCGCTAGCATCTGGCCTGTGGAAGTCTTGGCAGGGGTGCCAACCCCGCCGCGTGGTGCAAGCCACGCCCTCCACGTCATTTAGTTTACAGTCAAGATCGTTCGGATCAAAGGGCTTGCCCGCCTCACGGCGGTCTTTGGTTTTGGCCTTTGGGCTGTTTCCCTTGCCGATGACTTAAGCTTAGCGCAGCGTCTGTCAGAGTGTCAACTCAAGTATGCGTGACCTGTGCCACATCATGGGTGTGGCTTGCTGACGCCATCGACACAGGCTTAGCTCATGCGGGCAGGGCAGGGGTGCTCATGCCTTCGACACAGGCCGCTCATGCCCCTGTCGATGGTGCGGGCAGGGCAGGGGCGCCCCGCTATAGGCAGAAGTGCGTGCGGCTAACTAACCCGGGTTAGTTTGAGCCGAGGCCTTATCTACTTAAGTCGGAGCCCCGTTAGGCATCTTCGACAGGTGCGGGACTATGAGTAGGCGACACCCCCGCCTTAGTAGTAGGGCCGGTGCAAGGGGGCTTGCTTCGACAAGGGCGTGCTTCGTTGTCGTTAGGTGCAAGGGGGCTTGCTCGCGTGGGCCTGGCCTCGTTGTCGTTAGGTGCGTGTGTTTCCTACACATACTGAGGGCGGTGACCCTGGTATTTTATCATTCTTTTAGTTCAATGACAAGACAAGAGGCAGTTACGTGTGCTTCGACACCCCCGAGGGTCTTGCTTGCTGTCTCTTTTGTTTGACATCTCAGCATGTGGCTAGAGTTGACATGTAGGTTAAGTTGATGGTATCGCGTGTGCACAGCGTGGCGGATTTCGGATTGTGGGGGAGGGGTGTGGATGCGAGAGCTCGTTTAAGGGGTCTAGAAGACGTTCTGAGCGAGTTTTAGGGTGGGGGTAGTGTCCTGGCCTAGGTAGGGGGCTGAAAGGGCGTGAGAGGGCGTTTAGAGCGTTTTTTGCGATGCTCGAAAACTGACCACCCACTACTTTTCTATGATTCCTTTACGCGGATCCTTTAACTTTCTTTATTACAAAGAATATTATCTATAGTATTAAGAATATTTTCTATTTTAGAACATCTTGTATATAGAACATGGTTATTACAATTATGTTTTATAACTATTCTCTGTAGGTAATAATTTGCTGATTGTATTTCAATAAAAAAATCAAGAAACAATCAGCGAAAACGGGGGTTTTCGCGAGATTTTTTCTCCTGACACTCTGACGAATAGATCATGTCAGTTCGTGCAAGTTGATACAAAGGTAAACACAACTTTACTTGTACTTCGTGAGTGTAGCCACGCAGTTAGGTGTGCCTAAGTTAGGTTAGGTGATAGGTACTTCGTGAGTAGGGGCACGCAGCATAGGTTTGATTTGTGACTGGGATCATATGATGCGAGTCACGCGAGTTGGAGGGGTATGAGTTGACAGAGTGACAGGATTGTCTTTACACATTTGACCCGGGGCGCATAATTTGACAAGCCAAGGAAACTGTGGTAGAGGGGTGTAGTCGTGGATTTGGGGGCCCCTCGACTTGACAAATAGAAAATCATATGCTATATGGGGAGAGGTGGGGGAGGGGGTGTCATACCCCCACGTGTATTTTTAGTGCATAGCTCCTTCTGTATGAGGTTGTGGGTCAAGTCACGTTGCACACTCAATGATTGGCTGCTAAGATATGAGTATCAACAACGAAAGGAGAAAACATGACTCAGCCACTACACCCGAGCGAGTTCATCGCCTTGACCAATCTCAACAACCCAATCCGCATCAGCGGGTACAACATGGTCCCCGGCACTGTCGTACGGCTACGCAAGTCAGTCTTCGTGCTTGTCGATGTCTCAAAGGGTCCTCACCAGTGGCTTGCAGCTCGGACGGCCCATTACCTTACCCATGAACAGCTCGCGGCCCTTATGCAGGGTGACACCACCAACCTGCCCGTGATCCTGTTTGACCCCCTGGACACGGACACCAACACAGATAAGGAGAACAACAATGACTGACACCAACCAGCTCATTAAAGCATTCGTCAAAACCATTGAGGAATCCGGTATCATCACCACCAACACATCCGGCCTCACAAGCACACAGTTTGAGTGCTTCACACTTCATTGCCGACGAGTCGTGATGGACTCACTCGACATCGAGCCAGGCACTGTCATCTGTGTCGATGGCGGGGAAGCAATGCGTGTCGTTGGTAATGGTGACCGCAATGAGTTGGTGTGGGTCGGATTCGACGGTCGTACGTACACCCACGAGGAGTTCGCTGATACTGTTCGTTCGACTCATGGTGTCGTGCATGTCGTCCACTATGGGATTATCTGATGAAGAACACCATCGAACTGGCAGCTGGTCTCATATTTATTGGTCTTGTGTTGGATTGGGGTGTGTACATGGTCTACGGAGCCATATGCATGTGGGGCCTTGCAGGTTGTGTGTTCTACTACGGGGTGAAGCCGTGAAGCTAGATCCACTGTACGCTGTGTGGGACATGGACTGCGATGACCCTGGCATCATTGGTCTGTTTGAAACCAAAGAAGAGGCTGACGCTCATGCAAAATATGCGTTGCATAAGTATGGCCGCGCAATGACTGTTGTCGAATATCAGGCAAAGGAGAATGAGAACAAATGAACCGTAAGCTAGTTGCCATCACAGCCGCACTCATGCTGTCTCTTGGGGCTTGTACTACGGCCCAGACGGGTGATGGAGAGTACAAGAAGCATTATCTGGGTATCTCAGATAACGTCACCTACTTTGTGGAGCAGATGGATGTTCTTCTTAGCTCTGGTATGTCGGATGATCTAATGTCTAAAACTGTCGAGGAAGATTGGCTGGTGCTGGTGTGATGAATGGTGTTAAGTACATCGGTGATGGTAAGTTCGTCGTCACTGAAGAGTGGCTTGTTGAGGTCTTTTCACAGGCCGTGAGCATGAACGTTGCTGACTATCTGGGAGTGGATGATTGGCAGGGTTGGTGGGATACGGGCGAGGCCCTTGAAGAGCTGTACCCTGATTACGCTAAGGACTATGACTCGTGCCAGGGTGTCGCTGAAGCAATGATCTATGACTGGATGAATAATGCGAGCAAGACTGACTAAAGATTGCTAGTGCTACACCTGTGGTAGGTCTTTTAACTATCTTGGTATTGCCAGTCATAGGGGCTTCACATCGTCGTAGGCATGAAGATTGCACCATTATGTTTACATATGGTGATGTTAAGAGTTGGAAGTACTCGGAACTGAAAGGAGAAGGTTCAAGGTGAAATGCCTTGCCGAGATTCTGCTTGAAGAGGCAAAAGGTGGACGCTAACGAACGACGCATTGTTCAAGAAATTAAGACTATAGCTAATCTTGAACATCGTTACAACCCCTACAATTCTAGTTGGGGTCTTGTATTGGAGTACTGTAAGCAGCTATTGGAAGGAGAAAAGCAATGAACAACCAGGAATACATTGACACCTTTAATGAGGTGCGAGATGGCTACAAGAAGCTACACACAATGGGCCTTGATAATGTGAAGATCCTGTATGTGGAGGGTGTCGGCAAGCGAGAAGTTACAACTATCATGAGTTGTGAGGACTTCAATGACATTACGACCAAGGGCAGTGTCGTTGTCACTGAGAAGCATGGGGCGTTCTTGAAGGTGACTGACCAGCATTGGGTGACTGTCAACCGCTTTGAGTCTGAAGGTATCCGGCATGATGCTGACGTGCTTCTTGCCTTGATCCAGGAACAGGATCACATCAACGTGCTGATTGAGCCAGGTCACGTAGCATAGGACCCATACCAGTGCTATGCTGAATACATAACTGAATAGCCCCTCAACTCCTTGCAAGCAAGGGACGGTGAGTGTTGAGGGGCACCACCCCTTGTGGCGGAACAGGCAGACGCGCTCGGCTCAAACCCGGGTTCCAGTAAGGAGTATGAGTTCGACTCTCATCAAGGGGACCACCAAGCACCGGACGATGCTGGATGATTAGGCCTTGTCGCCTGCCTCTGTCGATCAAGAGGCCGTGCCGGTTGCCGTGATCGGGAGGTCATGTGCGGGGTAGCACCCTAGGACTGACAAATTTTTGTATCGTGATTGTGTTCGTCAGTCAACAGCACCTCCCACTACATTGAAAAGAGAAACAACATGAAACTGACCCTTGGCACACCGCCCTCGATGCCATCCTCTGGAGAGCAAGCTACCAGACCGGCGAGGAAGAACTAAACAAAGCCCTCTCGTGGGCGCTGGTTGATAAGACGGCCTGAGACAGCGCGCCTCTGATCTCAGGAACACGTACTAGGAGGGTTCGTCCTTCCAGGTACGGGCCTTGTGCAGGCTTACAACATGCACAACGGGGGCCTGTCGAACATAAGGCAGGCCCCCACTTTATTACCAACAAAGAGGAAGGAGAAAGAAATGCGACCTTACAGGCAGCATGACGGCGACGCGGGGGCGGACTTGGAGGTGTCGATCCCATACGTCATTTACCCTCATGAGACCATCATGGTGAAGACAGGCTACACGCCGGATGTGTTCGACATTCCTAGTGAGGCTGTCGGCCTTGTCTTTGCCCGCTCGTCGCTGCACAAGAAGGGCCTGATCCTTGCCAATGGTGTCGGTGTGATCGACTCCGGGTATGAGGGTGAGGTTCTTGTGCCGCTGCATAACCTGACCGACAGCCCTGTTGTTCTTGAAGAGCACGAGCGGGTTGCGCAGATCGTGGTCCTGCGACTGGAAAACCTGTCTAAATTGTACGCTGAGCCTGTCTTGTCTACGAAGGAACGTGGCCAGGGTGGGTTTGGTTCTACTGGAAAGTGAGAAGAAGTTGAGCATTACTGTTTACTCGAAGCCTCGTTGCCCTCAGTGTGTGGCTACGTACCGCAAGCTGAATGGGCTGGGTGCCCCGCACGAGAGTGTGGACGTGTCTGAGGACCATGAGGCCCTGTCGTTTATCCGTTCACTGGGTTATAGCCAAGCTCCTGTCGTTGTTGTCAGGGACTCGAAGGGTAACATTATGAAGCACTGGTCGGGTTTCCGCCCTGATTTGATCAAGAAGGAGGCTACCAAGTGAGTAAGATCGAGAACCCTGTAAAGCTGGAAGCTGCACGTGCGCGGATGGCGAATGCACGTGCATCACGAAAGAAGATGGATTACCCGGCTGATGTCGAGGACCGTCTTGATGATTTTCGAGCGCTTGTGCTTGCGCAGTTCATTGACGCGGGCCTGTCGGCGTTTAAGGACGGGCGCAAGGTTGGGGGACACTCGGATCGATACTTCTACAATAAGTTGGTCCGTGGCAGTCTGAACATCAAGGACATGATCCTGCTGAATGATTACCTGCCTATAGACTGGACGCTTATTTTGAAGACGATGCGTCGCCCGAAGGATGTTCTGCGGCCTGTCGATACTGAGCCTGCACCTGTTGATGTCATGTTCGCTGATCCGGGTGATGATCCGTTTGCTGCTTTCTTTACTGATGTGGATGGTGTGTGATGGAGCAGAGCCTACTTGAGTTTGCTAGGAGCATTGGTAGTATCGGCCCGTTTAAGGTCATTAGGCTACTGGCTCGTGAGGGTTATCTGAAGCGTCGTGGGGGTATTAATGTGCCAACACCGAAGGCTGAGGGTTTGCTCGGGTTGCGTCGTGCTATTACCAGGGGTGGTCAGCGCCCGAACTACCATTGGCAGACGTATGTGACCGAGGTGGGGGAGAAGTTCTTTGCTGATATGATTGAGGCAGAACTAAAGGACTTCGGACACTGGGAGTTGAAGAGATGAATTGGGTTGATCTGGTCGCCGATCAGAACATGTGGATCGACAACTTCGATGAGGGGCGGGGTGGTTTCGCCCTTGATCGGATTGTTTTCCATCACAACGCTGGCAAGGCTATGTCGCATGGTGGCGTGTATGCTGCGTTCTCCAACAATGGGACTTCCGCGCATTATAACGTGGATGTCGAAGGCAATATTTGCCAGTTCGTGCATGATAGCGACACCGCTTGGCATTGCCCTGGCGTGAACAAGAAGAGCATTGGCATCGAGCATGCGAACGACGGTGGTGCTGAGTCCGGATGGAACGTTGGTGAGGAGACCATCGACGCCGGGGCACATCTGGCCGCGGCCTTGTGCCTGGCGTATGGTCTGGGCCGTCCTGAGCTCAGGGTCAACATGTTCCCTCACTCGGATTTTTATTCGACTGCTTGCCCGGCGTCGCTGCGTGATAAGTACATGGGTGAGTACATCGACAAGGCGCAGCAGTACTACGATGATCTGGACGCTGACCTGCTGAATAAGGAAGGCTGGGTGTCGCAGGACGGTGGCTGGTGGTATCGCAATGCTGATGGCAGCTGGCAGACGGGGTGGTTCCCTGTCGCTGGCGCGTGGTACTACGCTAACGAGAAGGGCTGGCTGCTCTCTGGCTGGCAGCATATTGATGGTCACTGGTACTTCCTGCACGACGTCCATGACACCCGGTATGGGCAGATGGAGACCGGTTGGATCAAGGATGGTGAGCATTGGTTCCTTCTTGATGATCGTGGCCGGATGCTTACTGGCTGGCAGAGGCGTGATGGTAAGTGGTATTTCCTTGAGGCCAACGGTGCTATGCGTACTGGCTGGCTGTCGTATGAGGGCAACGACTACTTCCTGACTGATGCGGGTGCAATGGCTGTCGGCCTGTGTCAGACGCGCCTCGACGGTGCTTGCTCAATCTTCGGTGAGGATGGCAAGTTGCTTGTCGGTAGGGTGACTGTCGAGCAGGATGCTGATGGCATTGTGAGGCTTGTCACGCAGCACTGAATTGAGAATACGGCGGGTTGACAGTTATCCTTGTAGCTGTCAACCCGTCAACATATAAGGAGGAAAAACAATGAAGAAGATCATCACAGCCGCTGGTGTTGCCATGCTCGTAGCTGCGCCTGTCGCCGCCTACGCTGCCACTGATGGGACACCGGCCATGACCGCCACAGTCACCTCAGCGCAGTCCATGAGCCGACAGACCAGCTCCGAGGTCAACGTGTCTGGCACATGGGAGACTGAACACCTTACTGTCGGCCAGTCATTCACCATCGCATCCGTTGATGGCGGGTTCAAGTGGAACGCCTCGTTCCCCTTCACTCTCGATGACGGGTCTCAGATCGGTGAGTGCACCGCCAACGAGGCGACACTGACCTGTAGTGTCACGACAATCCCTGACGCCTATGTCAATAAGAAGGATGTGAAGGGTACCTGGTGGGCGCGTGCACGCCTTCAGGATGCTGCTGTCGGCACGACAGAGGGAAAGATCAGCCTGAATGGTGAGGTTGTTCGTACCCTCGTGTGGGGCGACAAGGACGCCACAGGCGTGTGCAGTAATGACTGTTCTGGACCGGCACATTATGAATATGCCACCCCTGAGAACCTGAAGTTTGGATGGACGAACAGCAATGGCACTGTCGGGTGGGGCATTAAGTTTATTGTCGAACCGGGCACGGAGTACACCGTCAAGGACTTCGACACTAAGCTCAACACCGACGTGAAGTGCGCAAAGTCGGGGACTTGGGACCCCAAGACGACAGCGTTCATCACGGCCATTCCGGTGGATGCCAACACCATTAAGTTCACCGCCCCTGAAGGTGCAAAGGTGTGCATGGTCTACCCGCCTGAGCAGGTTCGTGTTCCTGATGGTCAGACTAGTGTCACCAACCACGCCGAGGTGAACGGTGTGAAGCTGGAAGCAACAGCGACTGTCAAGGCTAATGGCGGCGCTGACGGTGATGGTACGACTATGACGAAGCCGAAGCCTTCTCCGGTGCCGACCCCTGATGTGAGCATGCCGACCCCTGCTCCGGTTCCTTCGCCGAAGCCGAAGCCGTCTGATAAGCCTCAGTCTGATCCGACACCTGCTCCTGTCGAAACGACGCCGGTTCCTGTCGAGACGACACCTGCTCCTGTCGAAACGACGCCGGTTCCTGTGCCGTCCGTGTCCCCGTCCGCTCCTGCATCTGTCGAGAAGCCACAGGGCGCACAGGGTGGAACGCAGGGTAAGCTCGCTAAGACGGGCGCTACGTCTGCTGGCCTGATTGGTACAGGCATCCTCGTGGCTGGTGGTGTTGCGCTGGCTGTCGCACGCTACAAGCGCCGCTGAGAACTAAACAAAAAGCCCTGGATGCTACTCAAGTGTCCAGGGCTTTTTTGTATGTACACATTTTGTATAATGTGAATAAGGAGGTTTAGAGATGAAGAATGAAGTTCTGACCACTGACCGTACAAAGTGGACGGTGCTCACCCCTGAGCGCCGTAAGGCTCTCTATGGTCTGGTTGCTGCCATCGGCATGGTCGGTGTCGCTTACGGCGGGTGGACCGCTGAGAACTGGGAGCAGTGGACGGGCGTGGCGCAGCAGGTTCTCTCTGTTGTCGGTCTGATCATTGCTGTTGTTCATACGGGCGGCACCTATGTGGCACCGGCCTATGGTGTGCCTGACAGTGACACCAACTGATTCTCCTGTGGCCCTGTCGCTTAGGTGGCGGGGCCACATTACTATTCACAATTATTTAAGGAGTTTAATAATGGCTCGTATTGTCGGTAGCGTCAAGACACCCGCTGGTGATCATGTGATGATCAGCGTGTACGTGACGCCTAAGCCCAACCCTGTCGGCTCGAACAACCCCATCACGGATCTCCTGGTGGGTGGCTACGTCGTGCAGAACACGTTGCAGCCTGTCTCAATTGACCTTGAGCCAGGCACGTACGACGTACGCATCACGGGGCCCGGTGGCGTCATCGTGGAGAAGGAGGTTGGCCTTGCGGCCGATCAGGAGGTGTCGCTGAGCACGCTGGTAGGGGCCACACCTGTTGTGCCTGCCCCGCTCGCCCCTGTCGTTAACATCAACGTGACGAGGCCAGAGATTCATGTGGTGGCCTCCAAAGC